CCCCTCGCACTTCCAGTTCCCGCTCCAACAAACCACCCTGAGCCAGCCGTGGCCCCGGCTCCAGCTCTCCCCGTCGACCGTCCCACCGAGCAGCCGGTCCTCGTTCCAGCCTAACTACATCACCGTGCCGAACGCTCGCTATCGACAGGTGCTAGAGGAGGAGAAGAACAAGCGGATGACTGAGATGGTCAACCTGATGGCGGGCATGCAGTGGCCTGCCTTCCCGAAGGCGCTGCTGGCAGAGATTCAGGCGGCAGAGGAGAAAGCCATCATGGCGACCTCACCTGCGGCGACCGCGAAAATCCTGAACATTGTCACCGAAGAGGAGAAGTAACCATGTGCTACGTCTGCGCGCGCAAAACCCTCGACTCGCTGAAGAACGACCCGCGCTTCCCGGAGAACGATGCCGAGAAGCGCACCGCTGCCAAGCTCGAAGCTCTCGGCAACCGGGACACCTACGTCGACACGCTGACCGCGCTCGCTTGCATCTTTGCCGCGTCGGATTCTGCCTATGGCTCGCTGCTGCAGGTCGTGCAGAACATGCGGCGCCAGATGGGTCCGCTCGCGGGCTACGTCGAGGTAGAGAACAACGATTTCGACGAAGTGGACCGCGTCGAGAACCGGCCCAAGCCGAACGAGGCGACCGACGTCTCCAAGAGTATTGATAAGGATGGTCCGCTGCTGTCCCCTGGCTCGAAACGGACGGACAACTGATGGCGTCACCCTCGACGCTGTCGCTCACGGCTCCCGGTCGGGTCCGGCTCTACTCGACTGCCGAGCTACTCAAGCTGCCACCACCCGAATGGCTCGTCGACGGCATCATGCCAGCCGGTGGGCTCGTCGGGCTCTACGGGGCGCCAGGAGACGGGAAGAGTTTCCTGGCGCTCGACATTGCGCTCAGTGTCGCCACGGGGCGCCCCTGGCACGGGCATCCCGTCAAACGCGACTACGTGCTCTACATCGCCGCAGAGGGTGGCACGGGCATGGGCAAACGCGCGCGGGCATGGCTGCTCCACTATGGCGTCGAGGCACCCGACGTCAGCATGGCGTGGATGATAGACTCACTGCCCGTTCACGCAGAATCCTCGGACCTCGATACACTGCTCGAACGCTTGGAGCACGAGGTGGACCGGCGTCCTGGGCTCGTCATCATCGACACCCTGGCGCGCTGCTTCGATGGGAACGAGAACCAGCAGGAGGATATGGGGCGCTTCGTCAATGGCGTCGATAAGTTCAGGCGCGCGTATGGTGCTACGACGTTGGTCATCCATCACACGGGGCTCGCCTCTGGTCGGGAGCGCGGCTCCACGAGCTTCCGAGGGGCGGCTGAGACGATGATGTCTGTCGACATGAACCAGCAGACGCAGACGATGACCATCACCTGCGACAAGCAAAAGGACGCGCTGCGCTTCGAGCCCATCAACCTGACGCTGACCGATGTCGTCGAGGCTGAGTCTGCCGTGCTGACGCAGCCGGGGCTAGAGGCGGCTATCGCGCGGAAAGCGGAGCTGCTCGCCATCCTGGTGAAGGGGCCGAGGACCGCGAAGCAGATACAGGCCAAGTCTCACGGGGAATTGAGCCGTTCGACGCTGTTTCGGCTTTTGCGTGACACTGTCAAAACTGGTGAAATCATTAAGGAAAATGATGAATATCGGTTATCAGTCCCACGCTAGTCTCACGTCGTTGGGACGGTTAAGTAGTAGAAAATAAAGGGCTTGCCCTAAAATCCAGTAGTCAAACCCCACACACCGTAGGTGTGGGGGTGACACTGGGTGGGTGAGATTGGAGGGCGGAAAATGGACGGCTTGTTTCATCGAGACATCGGGTTCCCTATCGACGCGAGATTGCCGGTTCCTGGGCTCAGGCTTCGCTACACGGCACACGCGATGACGCGGTCAGTCGAGGAGGGGGTGCCCGCCGACGCGCTGCCTGGGGAGCTTCCTGGCCGGTTTGACGTCATCGAGCTGAGCATCGAGGGTGGAGACCTCAGACGGTGGCTGGTCCGCTTCCCCTGCCTCCAGGTGGACGGATGGGACTGGGTGCTGGCCGTGACGCCTGCCGGGGTCGTGGTCACCGTCTGGTTGAACCACGAGGACGACTACCACCGGAACCTCGACACCTCGAAATACTTGGCACCGCGTTTGCATCTACCAGAAGCGGAGGACTGAGACATGCGATTCAGCGCCCTGGCAGAACCCGTCGTCGACACGAGCGCGGCAAAGGCCACATGGTTGTCGTCGCGGAAGTGGTCGAAGGAACAACTAGCGATTTTCAAGTGGTTTGAGACCAAACGCAAGAAGGCCATCACGCACCTCGTCGTGCGAGCCCGTGCGGGCACCGGCAAAACGACCACGCTCCTGGCGTGCGTCGACTTCGCCTGGGAGTCCTCGATTCTGGTCACGTCGTTCTCGGGGCGCATCACCAAAGAGCTACAGCGTCGGCTCAAGAGCCCGAAGGCTGTCGCGCAGGGGCTGCATTCGCTCGGCAACAGCTTCGTCACCGAGCAGTGGGGCGCGCACAAGGTCGACAAGTGGGCGCGCGGCAAAGGCGTGACGGCCCAGGTCTGCACCGCGACCAAGGGCGACCGGCCCGCCAAGTATGCCATCGTGCCGTTCGAGGTGCAGAAGCTGATTACCAAGCTGCACGAGAAGGGCCGCGAGCTGAAGCCGCACGCGACGACACCAGCGGAGCTGGAGGAGCTGCTGTATCGCTTCGACTGCGACCTCGACCCGCAGGTGTTCGGCCCGCAGCACGAGCTGTGGCAGAACGCGTTCATCCTCGACATGGCCGTCAAGGCAATGGCGCACGCTGCCGAGGGGATGACGGACGGCTGCATCGACTTCGCGGACATGATTTTCCTCCCGCTCCGCAATGCCTGGGTGCGCCCGAAGTTCGACCTCGTCATCTGCGACGAGGCCCAGGACACCAGCGAGCCACAGCTCGAACTGGCGATGAAGGCGTGCAATGGGCGCTTCTGCCTCTTCGGAGACAACCGGCAGGCCATCTTCGCCTTCCGGGGCGCCGACTCGCACGCGCTCGACCGTCTCAAGCAGACGCTGAGCGCCGACGAACTGGGGCTCAAGACGACCTACCGCTGCGCCCAGGCGATTGTCCGGCTGGCGCAGGAGTTCGTCCCCGACATCGTCGCGGCGAAGACCAATCCCGAGGGCGAGATTCGCGTGGCAAATGCGCTGCCCCTGGAGAACTGGTTGCACGAGGCGACCCCTGGCGATTTCATCCTGTCCCGGCTGAACGCGCCGCTGACCTCGTTCGCGCTCAAGCTGCTGAAGCGGGGCGTGCGCGCGCGTGTCGCCGGTAAAGACCTCGGCGCCGGACTGACCACCCTGGTCAAGACCCTGGCGACCAAGTCGCGTGACCTGTCGCAGTTCGCGGTCAATCTGCGGACGTGGCAGCTCGCCCAGGTCGACTACGCGCGCTCGCAGGACCGTGCCGACAAGGTCGAGCGCATCAACGACCAAGTCGAGATGCTGATGGCGGTTGTCGAGTCCGCTGAAGACCTCAACGACCTCCTGGACCGCATCACCGTGCTGTTCGTCGACGAGGACGAAGACCACCCCGACACGGTCATCTGCTCGTCCATTCACAAGGCCAAGGGGCTGGAGACCGACCGCGTCTTCGTCTACCTGCCGTCGTTCAAGTTCAAGGGCCAGGAGGAGGAGAACATCGAATACGTGGCGATTACGCGCGCCAAGTCGACGCTGGTCCTGGTCGGGGCCAAGCCAGAGCCGACGAAGGGATGGGCCTGATGCCCTGGGACGAGGACGAGGACCGCTACCTGGACTACGTGGCACGCCACGAGTCCGGGTTCTGCGGCAGTGACCCGCCTCAGCTCATGTCGCTCGACGAATACCTGTTCAGGATGGTCATCGAACCGAGGGAGGAGACCAGTGCGAAAGCTCTCACACATGTGCGGCGCAGGCGTTCACGACGGCTGCTCAAATAGTGGACAGATGATTGACCTCACCGGGAGACAGTTCCGGTGCCACTGCATCTGCCACGCGACGAAGAAGACACTACCCCTGGTGCCAGAGCGAGCGCGGCGCTCTGGTAAGCGCGCCACGGAGGGTGGCACGCGCTTTGCATCCGAGTAGGGTGCAACCCGTTACGTCAACCGCAGAAGAGGAGACAGACACCTATGGCAAGTTTTAGTCAGTTGAAGAAGGGCGGCGGATTCCTGGACGAAGTCGATGTGGTCATCAAGGACGCCGTCTGGACCGACGAGTTCAACGGGGAGCCGTTCGTCGCCGGGAAGATTCCGAGCTACGACGGCAAGGGCAAGATTGACAAGCCCCACACCCTCAACCTGTTCGTCACCGTGCGCGTCGACGGTGCGGACGAGGACACGTCGACGACGTTGAAGGCGGCAAACAACTTCGACGACTTCGAAATCTCCGAGGAGGACCACAAGGTCACCGCAGGAGACGGCGGCAAGATTGCCGTCAGCGCCAACAGCGCAGCCGGGAAGTTCCTGTCGTCGTTCTGCGCGCCGAGCACCACGGGCGCCCTGGCCGACGACGAGTTCGACCAGGACGAGACCTTGCTCGATACGACCCCCATCATCGGACGTCGCGTCCGGCTCGTCCAGCGGGTGGACGCCGAACGCACCAAGAAGTATGGGCAGAAAATCGACAAGAAGACCAAGAAGGGCTACGACCGCAAAGACCTCGTCGTCGCAGAGGTCTATCCTGCGGACGAGAAGCCTGCCAAGGGTGGCAAGTCGAGCACCAGCTCGAAGGGCTCGTCCAAGTCCAAGAAGGACGACGACGAGGTCGACATCGACCAGCTCGCCATCGACACGTTGAAGGAGATTTTGTCCGACAACGATGGCAAGCTGCCGAAGTCGAAGCTCTCGATGGCGGTCCTCAAGAAGCTGCAGAAGCACGACAACCGTGAGGACGTGCGGAAGCTGCTCGGCTCGGACAAGTTCCTCGAACAGGAGGACGGCTGGACCTACGCGAAGGCCAGCAAGACGCAGCTCGTCGAACTCGTCGACGAAGAGTAAGACAGAGATTGCTCGCCCGTCACAGGAGGGCAGCGACGGGGCTACACGGGGAGCCGCTTCACCCGGAACACGAAGCGGCCACAATTCGCCGGTTGCAGGCTAACGCCTCCCGGCAACAAGGTCTCAGCCACATGCTGCGAAAACGCGAGGAGGAAATGCCTCGACGATGCACAGGTGGAGTCAAAGCTCGGGGTAACGTCTGGGCCTGGGAAGAGATTGGTGGCGGGGAACGGGCACCTCGGCTAGGGCACCGGGGAACACGACAGAGGGCGCGCGGTCAGACGCTGCGCCGGTTGACGCCCGCCACCAACCCTACACCCCTGGAGGACAGAATGTTTCCAACCCTCGTGCAGAGTGGCGACCGTGCGGAATACTTCGGCTACCCCGTGTCGATTCGCAGCGATGGGCGCCTGCTGCAGGTGTCCTTCGACGCGGGCATCCTCGACGCACGCAGCCACGACCTGCAGACACGCACGTTCGAGTGGCCCTGGCGCGTCACCGTGGGCGTGCGGCCTGCCGACATGCCGCTCTCGATGGTGGTGTTTTGAAAATCACCCCGGTCCCGCACGGCTTCGACGGCATCGTCGGCATCTCCCCAGGCGACCGCTCCGAGGGGCTGCACATGTCAGCCATCTACGGGGAGATGTTCAAGCAGATTGACCCCAAGCGATACGGGCGGGGCGGGCATCCTGACCCCGTGGTGCTCGAAGCGGGGCTCGCGGTCGAGTTGATATTCGAGCGCGCTATCCGCGAGCGCCTCGTCGGCAGTGGGCGCCCTGGGGAGTTCACGCACGTCGACCCGAAGCTGGCGACCCCCATCATCTATTCGCCGGACCTCATCCTGTTCAACGGACACACGCGCCTCGGTGAAATCAAGCTGACGTGGATGAGCACGAGCGAAGTCCCGAACACCCCGACGAACAGCTTCCCGGAGAAGTTCGACAAGTATGTCTGCCAGATGCAGTCGTATTGCTGGTGCCTGGAGACGCCGTATGCGCGCCTCATCACCTACCACGTCAACGGGGGCTACGAGTTCCTGAAGAAGGGCCACGACAAGAAGCGCGGCCCGCAGCCCAAGCTCCTGGCCTGGGACATCGAGTTCTCGGCGCGCGAGCTGAAAGAGAACTGGGCTGCGATTATTAACACCGCGAAGTCGATGGGGGTGAAGTGATGTTCTGGTTCCTGATAGCAGTCCTCGGACTGATGTGCGCGTGGCTCGGTTACGAGCTGAGTCCCGCGATTGACTTCTGGTGCGGGAGGGCTCGATGAAGGCGCCCTTCAAGATTTACAACGTCGACGAAGACTTCGACGACACACCCGAGCTGCAGGTGGCGACCGTCTGGAAGGTGACCGACCAGTATTGGTGGATTCGCTGCAAGGATGGCTGGCTCGCATTTCAGTGCCGCTCGCGTGTCGGTATTGGCGAATACGAGACCGACCCACACCGCGCCTGGGCGACCTATGTCGAGGCACGACGCGCCGCTGTAAAGAAGGCCCAGGCCATCCTCGACGCGACGGCAATCGCCTACGCGCGATGGAACACCAAGAAGAGGAACAGCAAGTGACGCGCCTCGAAGCCTGGAGGTGCGTGCGGGCGATTGCCGACTATCTCACCCGTCGTGATGAGAGCCCGCGCGCGGGTGCGGACCTCATCGAAGCCGTGAAGACACTGGAGAGAACCAAGTGAGCTATGTCACCGCAGAGAACCTCCAGCTTGCGCTGGCGGCATTCGGCATCTTCACCAACGCAGAGAACCCTGGGAAGCTGCTCTACTGGTCCGGCGTGATTCTGCTCACGCTCGGTCTCAAGCTGATGAAAGGATAACGATGCCCAAGTCTAAAGAGAGCCCGTTCGACCGCTTCGTGAAAGCGGACCAGCCACTGAAGAACCGATTGTTCGGCGCGTCCTACGGCGAGCCGGGGAGTGGCAAGACCCACTTCTGGCTCGGCGCCCCCGGTCCCATCGTCCTGTTCTCGATGGACAAGGGCCAGGAAGGCGTCGTCGAGAAGTTCCAGGACGAGAAGGACATTTACATCAAGGAATACGAGTGGGAGCCGACCCCGAACCCGCGCGAGGATTCGGACATCGACGAAGCGAACCAGGAAGCGGCGACCCTCGTGCGTGACGCGTTCGTCGAAGACTTCCAGCACGCCATCACCATCGCGCGCACCGTCATCATCGACAAGGAGACGGACATCTGGGAGCTGTTCCGTTATGCCGAGTTCGGCAAGCCGAAGGACGCGCCGCTCAACTACGCGCCGCTGAACCAGGGCTACCGGCAACTCATCAACATGCCGAAGGCGCTCGACATCAACTTCGGACTCATCCAGGCGATGAAGGAGCCCTGGATGCCCAAGGTCAACAAGAAGTCCGGCGCCATCGGGGCTGGCCCAAGCGGCGACCTGAAGCGGCACGGCTTCAAAGAGATTGAAGGGCTCGTCCACATCAACATCTTCCACTCGTGGAAAGCGGGCGACGACGGTCCCGAGTTTATGATGGACATCGGCAAGACGCGCGGTCCCGCGACGAAGACCATCCAGGGCACGCACCAGGAGAACTTGTCGTTCGTCGAACTCGCGCAGCTCGTGTTCCCGGATTCCACTGAAGAGGACTGGCAGTGAGCACGCAGACATCCTGCGACCGCTGCCATCGCACGTCGACGCCTGAACAGCCGCTGGCGTTCAAGCAGTTCCCTTGTAACGATGTCTCGGTGGTCGTCTACCTTGCGATGGGCGAATGCGAGAAGGACATTTGCGTTTACTGTTGGCAGGCTGCAGTGCTGGCGCTCAAGGCGTGGTGGAAGAAGGGGGCAAAGTGATTCTCGTCGACAAACGCGCCGGTTCGGAGGAACTCATCGTCGGGCTCGAAGCGCGCGGCCTGACTGTGGAGGCGACCACCCTCGACTTCGGGGACGTCGCCTTCACGGGGCGCGGCGAGGGTAAGAAGACCCTCGACATCGGCATCGAGTTCAAGAAGGTCGGGGAGTTGATTCAGTCGATACGCGACGGGCGTTTCGCTGGTCACCAGCTCCCTGGCCTGACGGGCGAGCGCAAGATGTATGACCATGCGTGGCTGCTCGTCGAGTGGGGCAAGGAAGAGGTGCGCGGCGGCAACATCTGTTTCTACCAGCGGCGCGGCTGGCGCGTGCTCATGCCCCTGTCGGAATATCAGAAGCATCTGCTGACCTACGAACTGCTCGGAGGCATTCATGTTCAATCCACAAGTAACCGCCGCGCTACTCTCGCTTGGCTTGTGTCTCTCTATCGGTGGTGGACTGACCGTCCTCTTGATGGGCATACGTCACATCTGGCGGTCCATCAGCCTGCGGTCTTCGGGGAACTCAGCCCCTTCCGCAAAGCCGTCACGTCCTGGCCCGGTATCGGGCGCAAGCTCTCGAAATCCGTGGAGGGGGCGTTTCAACGGAATGGAAAACCCTCACTTCGTGCCGCCGTTACAGCCCCGGCAACAGCCTGGGCAGGGGTCACGACGCGGGACGACAAGGGCACCGAAAGGCGGCTAGGGCTCTCCGCAGCGGAGAAGCTCGTGGAGTTCTTTAATTGAAAACTCTCCCGTCGAACTTCATCCCAGGCGAGGGGCATATCGGCAACGGCATCTTCGTCGTTGGCAATACGCCCCACTGGCAGGACGCGCGCGAGCGTCGAGCGTTCGCAGGCAGAGGCGGCGCCGAGCTGGACCGCTTGATTGCCGACACGCCAGGGCTCCCGAAACGCGCGTGGCTCTACCTGACCTACTACATCAAGAAGTATCTCGACGATGCGGCGGGCAAGCACGTCTCCGAGGAGGACCGCAAGGAAAGCGAGCCGTTCCTCCTGGAGGAGTTGGAGCGCGGACGTCCGCACCTCATCATCACGCTCGGCACTGACCCGATGCAGTTCTTCCTCGGGCGCGGCGAGAGCATGGAGGTGCGCCAGGGCATTCCCTGGATACACCCCGACGACATCGTCAAGACGAAGCGCGGCGCGAAGACCATCCGCACGTTCACAAAGGACGCGCGCGTCGTCTTCCCGATTTACAACCCGATGGTCAGTTTCAAGAACGCCGACCTGAGCCCGCAGGTCATCTACGCGTTTCAGGAGCTGGCCCAGTTTCTTGCGGGGAAACGTCCCGCGAGAATGATGTATCACGACGAGTATCCCGACCCCGTCTATGAGGAGATTACTGATGTCGAAAGGCTCAAGGAAATACTTCGTCAAAGCACAGTCGGCACCCGAGACGCCATCAATATCGCCATTGACACCGAAGGCTTCCCCGGCAAACCCTGGTCCCTTCAGTTTTCGTTTGAGCCGGGAACAGGCTATCTCATTCGGACAACATCTACAGCGTGTCTCCGCTGCCTCCGTGACTATTTCCGTAGTGTGCGACCCCGCCTCACATTCCATTCGGCGCTTCACGATTTATCCGTGGGGCGAGAACTCGGAGTCTTTGACGCTGAAAGTGCGCTAGACTTCGACGACACGATGGTCATGGCGTGGCTGCTGCAGCTCGAACAGCAAGGGCTGAAGCCCCTGTGCGTCCGTCATCACGGCATGCGAATGCAATCATTCGATGAGGTGATGGGGGACGCGCAGGAACGGTTGATGAACGACTACCTGACGTGGATTTGGGATGCAGAGGAGTTCGACTATGAGGAACGACAACAAGCAGCATTCGCTGCTATCAATGCTACACCCTTGGTGGACAAGCAGTCAGGTCGCCCCAAGCACGACAAACAAGGTCGTGTCCGGTATCGTCGGACCACGAAGCCTCCGAACGTCCCCAAGACGCCGCTCCACAAAGCAGTTGTTCGTTGCCTTGGAAGCAAGAACGCGACAAAGCTCTGGAGCGACCAAGTCGAAGACATACAGGTTGCGGGCTACCATCGCATGGGTGAACCCCCGCAGGCGACACTTGACTATATCCCTCGCGCCGCTGCCGTTCGCTACGGCTGCAGAGATAGCGATGGGACAACTCGCGTTCGTCATACACTCCGACCCCGAGTCCATGACATGGGACTCGATGAGGTCTATGCACTTGAACTCTCGACCATCCCGCTCATCGACCGCATGTCGCAAGTCGGCATCAAGCCGGACCTCGACCATTTTGCCTACGTCAGCGAAGGGCTCGGCTACGAAATCGAGTCGCTGAAGTGGGAGCTGGAACGCGAGACGGGCATCACCGGCTTCAATGCGAACAGCGGCGACCAAGTCGAGGCGTTTCTCGCGCCGTTCGGCGTCATGGAAGGGATGCGCCGCACCAGCTCTGGCCGTTTCTCGACGAACGACAAAATCCTTGAGGCGCTCGAACATGAACATCCTGAGCTACCTGTCCTGTCGAAGATTCGTGAATATCGAGAAACATATAAGCTCAAGAACACGTTTGTGGATAGGCTTCCTGATTTCGTTCATCGCTGGCCTGACGATGGGCGCGTCCACGCCACCTTCCGCACGACCAGGGTGGTTACTGGTCGTCTTGCGGCTAGCGAGCCTAACATACTTGCTCAACCTGAGCACGGCAAGTTCGCTGCCGACTTCAAACGCGGATGGGTGCCGGACGACGGACATGTCCTTGCCGCATGGGATGAAAGCCAAATTGAGCTACGAGGACTCGCACATCTTAGCCAAGACCCTGTCATGCTGGCGGTCTTTCGTGGCGAGAAGCGGAACAAAGACGGTAGCATCATCGACCTGCACGCCGCTCTGGCAGAGAGAATCTTCGGGGTCAAGCCACATCTCCAGGACAAGCACAAACACCGATTCCCCGCTAAAGCCGTGAACTTCGGCATCCCGATGGGGATGACCTGCAAAGGGCTCGCAGTCGAGCTGAGAAAGAATGGAGTCTATGTCACAGAAGAAGACGCGCAGCGGTGGCTCGACGAAACGCTCGGCCTCTACAAGGGGGTTGCTCGATACATGGATACTCGCATCGCTGAAGCTCGACTTCAGGGTTATGTCCGATGCCTCTCGGGACGCGTCCGTTACATCGGAGGTATTCGAAGCTCTGACGAACGCACTCGCGCAGAGGCAGAGCGTTTTGCATTCTCTACGCCGATACAGGAGTCCGCGCAGTTCATTATGAAACAGGCCGAGGCCCAGGTGTGGACGATGCTCAAGGGCTGGTGGCGCGAAGGGCTCTACGTGGAGCCGTTGTATCAGCAGCACGATGCCCTCAAGTTCGAGGTCCAGGAGGGCCAGGAGCAACGATTGCACCGGGAGGTGACCAGGGCGATGACCCAGGTGCCGAAGGGCTTCACGGTGCCCCTGGAGGTCGAGGGGGAGTGGGGCTACAACATGGCGGATATGACGAAGTTCAAGGAGGCAGCATGACGACGACAGAACTCAACTACGACATTCAACACTGCGATGTGCTCTCGCGTTTGCTGGTGCTCGCGTGTCACGGGGTGTGCTACGACAGCGACACCAAGCGGTCCATCCGTATCACCCCCTACGCTGGTGCGTATGGCATCGCTGGCTACGTCTGCACGCTCGAAGGCACGCCCCCTCCGGCGACTGTGATTGTCCTGAGCGACAACCACGGGGAGACAGCCGACTCCCTGGTGATTATCAAGACCACAGGCGCGCGCAGGGTCTACACCGAGGGCTACGGGAAGGGCTACGCGAACAAGAAGCTGAACGAGCTGGCCGTCTACGTGATGACCCACGTCGCCAAGGTGGAGGGGCGCAATGTGGCACAGGCTATGCAGCAGTTTAGGTAGGAGGAGAGAATGCCCAAACTGTCAACTGCCATCACGACGACCACGACCGAGGAAGTGAAGCTCGCACCGGCCCTGAAGGTGAAGCTCCGTAAGCGGCTGCAAACCTATGCCGCTCTGCATGCTGAGAAGAAAGCCATCATCGAAAAGATGGACAAGGAGAAGGCGCTCATTGGCGAGCTGCGGGACGAGGCCGAGGTGCTCAGCCTGGATTTCGAGGGGTTCAAAGTGACCTATGTCCAGGGCACGTCCTCGAAACTGGACAAGAAGAAGTTCGTCGCCCTGGGGGGTTCGCTCAAGATGTTGGAGAACGCGACCGTGACGACCCCGAAGAAGGCGTATGAGCTGGTCACCGTTCCCGGCGAGAAGGGGGACGACTAGATGCCCATCCTCTTCCGCTGCGACAACTGCAACGACGAACGTGAGGTCTCCCTCGGTCACGAGGCGGATGGCCTTGCCCGCAACTGTAGCGAATGCGGGCAAGACCTCTGCGACCGCTGCATCAGCGAGTCAGGCTACTGCGAGCCGTGCGAGGAGAAGAGTAAGAGCGCCGACTACCACGACTTCGACGACGTCGACGACTAGTGCTGCCAGTAGGCACCCGTGTCCCGAGTCAAATCCGGGAGCGTGGTGCCTCCACTGGGGCTCCCGCACGAGCCCTCCGATAAGACAATCTGCATCACCGACATCACCTTCCCGTTCGCGCTATTCAGCACGGGGCTCCCGCTGTGCCCGTGGCACACCGGCATCGAGAAGAAGTTGAAGAACATCCCCCAGGGTGAATACACGTTCACCGCTGCGACGTCCCCGTGGAACCATGTCGTGTTCTCCAGGCCGAGCCCGTGGCCCGCCATCTCGACCTTCTCCCCCTCGTAGACCTCCGTGTCGTCGAGCTGGAAGGCGAGCGCGGTCTGCCCAGGCGTGAACAGAATCGCCACCCCTGACTCCGGGAAGAACTTGTAGGGCACCGTAGCCTCCCCGCCAATGAACGCCGGATACGGGTCACCCTGGGGCGTGCTGGAGCCCTCTGCGAGCCCGACCGCGCAGTGGAGGGCCGTCATCCATAGGTGCTCGGTCTGGTTGATGGGGAACACGGTGCAGAAAATCTGTCCCTTGGGGTTGCGGAGCCCTTCGACGTGCGGGCGGGCGATGACGAGGGGGTGCCGCACCGGCAGGGACGCGCAGGCGACGGACAGAGCTATGACAAAGGCAAGAAGGATTCTACGCACAGGGCACCTCGGGACTGGAGACGGGCTCGTTCTGCTCCCGTCTCCAGTATAAGGTGCCGTTCTATGCAGTCACAAGGTGAGATTCGAGGACCGCTGCGAAGTCGTCGAGCACCGCAAGTCGCGGCACGCCAGGAACTTCGTGGTTCCAGGGACGCGCCAGCATGAACGTCTCGACGCCCGCCTCGTGCGTGCTAACGCAGTTCTCGTCCTTGTCATCCAGGTAGAGCTGCACCCCGAGCGCCTTGCAGCAGTCGGCCTTCTTCGACGAGATGAGCACAGCCGGGTGGTAGTAGCCGTGGCGCTTCAGCCACTCTTCGGTCTGCTGTTTTGCGGTCTTGCCGGGTCGGTTCGTGATGAAGTAGGTGTTGGTATGCCCCTGGTCCTCCAATAGGCTCAGGAGCTGCAGCAGGTCGGGCGCCGTCTCGTGCGCCGGGAGCTTTGACCAGAAGTTGTTCGAGCTGGCGATGTCGTCCCAGATGGCCTTCTCGTCGTCCTTCTGGAGCCCTGCGGCGCGGTCCCAATACCAGACATCGGGCCACGTCGGGTCGTCGGCGCGCGGGAACGTGATGCCTGTGCGAGCCGTGATGAGGGGCATGTAACCGGCCTCGAACTTGACGAGGACTCCGTCGACGTCAATGCCGATTATCATTTGCCACCTGCCACGGGCGACTTCGGCCAGATGCCGAGCAGCGGCTGGTTCAGGTCGTGTCCGCTGTAGGCTTCGTGGTCCCCGATGTGTCCTCGGCTCCGCGAGCAGAAGAAGTGTCCACCGGGGAGCTGTGACCGGCACAGGTTGTCCTTGGTGCTCTGCTGCAGACCAAAGGTCGCCTTCACCGGCACAATCTGCGCCTCATTTGCCGCCTTGATAGCGTCGTTCACGAGCGTGTTCGGCGTCTTCCACACAGGCCCAGGCGACGGCTTGTTCCGCTGCGCTTCGATGAGCAGCGCCTCGCCCAGATACATGTAGTTGATGACGTCGTCGAAGCGTCCCTCAATCGCCTCCGACTCCGCTTTGCCGGTCTTGATGAACGCCATGATGGCGTCGAGGTGCTTGTTCACGAAGATAGCCCACACCTGCAGCGGGTCGAGCCCGATGGCGGCGGCTGACCGCTTGAAGTTCGAGAGCCGGTCTTCCTCGTGGCGGGTGTAGTCGAGTCCCTTCGAGTTGAGAATCTTATCCTGGCGCGTCCTTGCGTTGGTGACGATGTCCAGGAAATCTTGGCTGTTCATGTGTCCTCCCCCTCGCGTATACGATGTCGTTGTCGCCTTCGTTGCCGATGTCCTCTTCCATCTCGAAGCGACGGTCGCAGCCATCCAGCCCGTCGCCGGAGATAGGCTGCAGTCTATCAATGGTTCGACATTCCATAGCCTGCAGCCTATACCCTTCTACCCGTTCGAGTGTTGCGCGGATTTCACCGCGTTGATGGCCTTGATGGTCGTGTTGATGCCCGAGACGATGGCATCGTTGACCGCAGCCCCGTCAATGGTTCCCGGCTTCACGGCATTCAGCGCCGCGATACCGTTGTTCACTTCAGCCACGGCAATCGCCAGCTTCTGCTGGCCGGTCGCGCCCTGGGTCTGCTCGGCCACCTGCAGGCCCGAGATGATGAACGGAGTCAGCTTGCTGAGCGCCGGACCACCCGGCACCAACGGCAGGAATACGGGGACGAGAGTTTCAGCAGTCTTGAGAAAGTCGAAGAACGACGGCATGTGTGCAGCCTCCTGAATGGGGTGACGAAGAAACGCAGTGATGCGACGATGGTAGAGCCCGCAGAGAAACGCCACAGCCGCCGCTGCTGTGACGAGGTCGTAGACGTGTGCGCGTAGATAGTCCATGTTACTTCGTGAAGAGAATCGGCCATGTGCAGGTGCGCCCGCGCTTCTTGTCGAGCAGGAGCAGCGTCTGCTTCGGGCGCTCGTAGTCGGCCTTAATCGAGAGCGCGTAGGTGTTGAAGCCGATGAGCGAACCGTTCGAGACGAACTTGCCGCCATCCTTGTGCTGATGGAAGTGTCCGAAGATGTCGAGGTCGGCCTGTTTCATCTTGTCCCACTGGGAGATAGCTTTGAAGGCCGGGATGAAAATGCCGCCTACGCCACCAGCGTAGTTGATGGCGTGCCCGTGGTGGAACCGCAGGAGCTTGTCATAGACCTGCACGTAGGAGTGGTAGCCGTCTGGGATGTTGAACGACACGCGCCGCTCGTCCTTGAAATACGCCGCGAGATGCAGATACATCAGGTATTCGAGGCTGTGCCCGTTCTCGGTAGCGAAGCGCACCGTCTTGGTGGTGCGTGCGTGGTTGCCCGAGTGGCAGACGAAGTGAAGGTCGAGCTGCGAGTTGTTCAGCAGGAACTCGATGCCGCTGATGAGCATGTTCTGCGCGGCGACAATGGCGTGCGTCGGCGTGAGCTGGTTGATTTCCGGGAACTCGTCGTGAATGTCGTTCGAGATGAAATCCCCGAGGAGGCCGACGACTGCGGTGCGGATGCTGATGTCCTGCTGCAACAGGCGAATGAGCCGCAGGCTGGCGCGGAAGAACTTCGCCGCGCGCTCGTGGGCGATGTCCATGTTGAACTCGTTCATGCCGCTGACCTGCCCCGGCTTGACCTCTTCCTCGACGTGCCAATCACTGGCGACGAGCACGACCGTGCCCTCGGCGTCCCCTTCCGACTTCACCGGCTTGATGGTGTAGGGCGCCTCCCCCTGCGCCAGGATGTTCGTCGCGTGCAGCTCGGCCTCCTGCTGCGCGATGGTGCTCTGCGCCTCTTTGTATTTCAGCTTGAGCAGGTTCAGCTCGCCGGTCAGCCGCTGCTTCTCGCGGTCAGCCGCTAGGAGCTTCGGTGCGTCGACGAGGGGCGGGGCGGGCACCCGTCGCGCGTTCTGGTAGCAGTTCGCGCACTGGCGCGCGCTGCGCTCGCTGATGATGCCCAGGCACCCTGGCAGCTTTAGGGGACACTTCGGCTCTTTACCGACCGCATATCTGGACATCAGAAGCTCCTTTTGAGGGTAGGCCAACTGCTACTGCAAGAACCGTGCCATTCGCAATTCGAGAATCTCGAATGCTGCAAGAATCGTGCCAACTGCCTAGCTCGGCAGCTCGAAGTGGTCCCGGTCGACCAGGGATTTCCAGTTCCCTCCCCAGACGAGGCCCAAACCCTGTGCAGCGCGGCCCAGGCTGGCCCAGGGCCACACATCGCTCCAGGGGTCATGGGTCTGGGGGTCCGGCAGGAACGCGAGGTCTACAGCGTGCCCAAAGCCGTCCTGGAGCTTGGGCTGGTGGGCGCTGCGCCTCGTGTAGCCGTCCTTGTCAGTGATGATGGGTCCAGGGTGCCCCGGCTCGCGTCCTTGCTCGTAGAGCAGGTGCTGCTGTGTCGCGGTGCGAACGCCTTGCACCACGAACAGGTGGTAAGCCGGGAGCCCCAGGTAGAGCTGCTCGACCTTATGAATCAAAATCGGATGGACCCCTTGCAGTCGTTCTTGGTCGTGTGCTGAGAGCATACCAACCATGCCTGCAAGGGGCGTGCCAGGAGGGTTATTTAGGATGGACTGATGCCTGTGGTATCAGCTTGTCGGTGAGGAGGTCGAGTTTCGCTTCGATACGCACGAGGCGCTCGTGCTGCCCCGCATGCACCACGACGTCGAGCGCCTCGTGTGCGTCGACTCGGTTTTTCAGTGTGACCGCTTTCGCAATCAGCGTGATGCCAATCGTAGACACCGGCACGGCTGCGGCAAGGAATGTGTAGATGACGGCTGCGTCCATTATTTCTTCCCTGTCGCCTTCCGGCGAAGCATCTGCTGTTGACGAACGGCACGGTTCAACTGGTCGATGGCTTGCGTGTCCCCGTTTGCCGTCGCCGTCTTCAGTTGGTCGCGGAGGTCATTAAGTGTGCGGTGGACGCTGATGTCCCCTGTGCGGTGCGGCGCAATCTCGTCGCCCTTGTAGACGGCTTCCAGGTTGGGCGACTTGATGCCGGTCACCGCTGCGTCGAGGCGCGAGGGGGTGCCTCCGGCGCGAATACGGTCGATGGAATCGAGCGCCTCCTGGTTGACGGTGCGCGAGACGGGCACGCCTTTGTAGAAGTCCACACCACCCTGGCTCGTCCAGTCGCTCGCGGCGCCCTCTCCCGGCTTCGCGGTGACCTTCACCTCGGGTGGCGCGCCGGTCTGCTTCGCCCCAATGCGCGAGACGGCATCTCCCAGGGTCTCCTGGGTCTTCGCCGCGACAGACGGCCCGCCGTAGTTCTTCCACGAGTCCTGGAGCTGCAGCCCGCTGCGCCCGGTTGGTGCTGGCTCGCCAGCCACCGTGTAATCCTTGAGCGAGAACGCCGGACCTTCAGGTGTGAGCGCGTCCAACGACGCAGTCGGGCGCGCACCCGGTGCGAAGGCGCCAGGACCAGCGGTCCCTGCGGGGGTATTCGTGAACGTCGCGCGCGGCTGCATGGCCCACGGGCTCAACGGACCAGAGTCCGAGACGCCATACGCCTGCTGCTTGAGTGTCTCCTGCGCGAGTGGGTCGTTGCCGACTGTCAGGCGCGCGGCGTTATCCGGGTGATAGCCGGACTCGACCATCTGTCGATAGCCCGCGATGTCGTCAGCCGTGATGCCGCCGAGCTGCTTGGGCTCGGGCGCGGCGTTCATGCTGCCAGGGGTCGGAGCCTCGGGTGCCGCCGCGAGTCCACGAATGGACGGTGCAGCCGCCGCAGGTGCCGCCTCGGGGACAATCGTGCCCTGCTTCGCAGCCGAGTAAGCCTCCGGCGTGATGTCCACCGAGCGCGGCGTCCAGCCCGCAGGTTTCGTCACCGGCTGCTCGAACATGCTACCGGCCGCATCAGAAACCGACGATGTGATGCCCTTGAGCGCATCAGACAGCCGTGTCGGCGCGCTCTCCAGGAGCCCGCCCGCCCCTTCGATGAGCTTGCCTGCGCCTTTAACCGCATACGGCGTAGCTGCCGCGACGAGTCCCCACGGGTTGCGCTGCAGAATCGCGTCGAGAATCCCGGCGCCAGGGACGCCGAACCCGCCAATCTTCGCGTTCGCCAACTTCTCGCCACCCGCCGCAATGCCGCCACCGATGTTCTTGATGGCGCCGCCTACCCCCCGTGCCGCGCCCGACGCTGTGCCGCCAATCGCCTCCGCTGTCGCTTCAGGATTTGCCGTTGCTGCCAGCAGCGCGAGGTCGCCCGCTGCAGCGCCCGTAACGTGCGGGTCGGCGGCACCCTGGAGGAACGCAGGACCGAACTCTTCCGGGTGACTGATGGCTTCACGCGTAGCCTCCAAGACAGGGCTCGGTGCAGACGGCTTCCCAATGCCGAGGAACCGCTGCATGATGTCGGCCTGCGTCGGCACGCCGGAGACCATCGACGCGAGGTCATACGCCCCGTGGACAGCCTTCGAGCCGAGTTCCTGGGCCACGGCTGGCGCCATGCTCGCTATCGTCGGGACAGGATTCTCCGCTTGGTGTTCGAGCGCGGTCTGCGCCGGGAGGGACGCATTCGACGCGTTCGCGGCATCGAGCCCTGACGACGAGGAGAGCCCTCGTGCGCGCGCCAACGTCGCCTTCGCCTCGGTGACCGGGTCGTGACCGGCCTCGGCGTGCCACTTGTCGTAGGTCGCCCAGTCGAAGTCGGGGTCACCCGGCTCGGGGAGCTTGTGCGTCCCCGGCATGATGTTCCGCAGCGTCGACGGGTCAGCGGTCGCAATGCCGAGCGGCTGCGGCGCGTAGTCTGCGAGGTCGGCGTTCGTGAAGGAGTTCTTCGGCATTAGAGACCACCGGCTCCCGCTTCGAGCTGGTCATGGACCGAGTTGTATTCCTCGGGCGTCTTGGCGCTCGAATACATCCGCAGCCACTGCTCGGCCGTATCGAGCGCACCACGCAATGCGGCCGGTGACTGATTCGGGTTGAACAGCTCGTCGAAGCGCGCCTGCATCGCGGGCGACGACCCGCCGCGCGCCGCACCGTGAGCATACGCGAGGTTCGACTTCGTCAGCGAGAGCTGCGTCTTGAACGCGTTGAACGCCTGCGAGCTACCCTTCGGGGTGAGCCCGAGGTATTCGGTCAGCGGGTCGAGGCCGGTTGCCGCCGCGCCACTTTCCACACGGCTGGTGAACGGCCCAATGGCCCCCTGCTTGTCGAGTTCGTCGAGCATCGCACGCGTGAACGGAATGCGCGAGGCGCCCGCCGCAGCGGCGTGCATCTGCGCTTCAATCTGCTGCGCCGGTTTGCTCGGGGTCATGCCGATGGACATGCCGCCCTTGTCGTTGATGGTCGGATGAATGTCGTAGGCGCCATTGCCGGTCGCGGAGGGGTTCGCACCCCCGCCCGCCCCGACTGCCGTGCCCGTGATAGCCGCTAGCGAGTCGCGGCTGTTCTGTGACTCGGTGTTCGCCAGCTCCTGCGCGCCCTGTTCCTTCTGCTTTTCGAGTTCGAGCGCCGACTGGCCGGTCTGCCCCTGCAGCGCGAGCGCGCCTTGCTGCTTCACGCGCTCGGGAGCCACCTGCGCCTCGATGTCCGCTGCGCGCTTCTGGTCAGCCGCCGACTGCAGGTCAGCCTCGGACAGGAAGCCGTGCGGGTCATCGGGGATGCCGAGGAACTTCGCCAGGGCCGCAGCGTTGGCCGGGTTGCGATACGACCGCTTGGTGATGTCTCCCGGCCCTGAATCTTGGTAGAGCCCGCCCTTGGGGTCGAGGAGGATGGACAGTGCGTCGAGAGGATTCGGCATGTTAGCTCCCAAGTCCTTTAAGGGCGGCAGTCATTCGAGAAGGCGGGGCGCTGTGCTTCGCGCGGCCGTAGAAGCCCATCGCGCCAGTCGGGTCAATCGCGTCAGCCATGACCTTGCTCCGCAGCGCGCCACCGTTCTGCATGGTCTCGGCGGCAAACGGGTTGGTCGGGTCAGATGCGTAGGCGGTTTCGTCGGTCACCGCTTGCTGTCGTCCCTGGCCGGTCGCCTGGGTCCAGAGGTTCTCCAGGTTGCCGCCACGGAAGGTTTCATCGGACTGCGCGACCCCCGCCAACTGGTTCGGGTCGGCTGCGCCACCGGACAGGCTCAGGAGAATCTGTGCGAGACGTGAATTAGCTGCGCTCATGTTAGTAACTCAGTCCGACGTTCAGTTTGCCGGAGATGCCCGAGAGAATCTGCATCAGCCGTTGCTGCTGCATCTGCTGCTCGGCTAGATTGATGTCCGCTTGCGTCTTGTAGGCTGTGAGCCCGAAGTCGTTCTGCGCGTTTGCCGCTGACTGCGCCAGCGAGTTCGCGGCGACCTGGGCACTGATGTCCTGGCCGCGCGCCGAGACGTCTTGCCCGCGCTGCGCGACACCCGCGTTGAGGTTCGCCTCTGCCTGCTTCTCTGCGAGGTCAGCGGTCTGCTGCGCGTTCTGTCGGGTCGTCTTGCCCAGTTCCTGCTGGCCCTGGTTGATGATGCCCGCCGACGCCATCGACTGTGAGCCCGAGCCGAGCATCCCCGAGGCGCCCAGTTCGGAGCGCAAGCCCCGCAGCGCGGCCTGGGACGTCTGTCCGACTTGGTCCTTCGCGGCGTTATACGCAGCCTGCTGCGCGTGCGAGGTGTCCGGCATGGTCAGCGGTGCAACCGAGGCCACGCTACGCCCACCTGTGCCCCCGCCAGCCGTCGACGGCTGCACGTAGGCTGGCGCGCTGCCCGCCCCTGACCCGCTGCCCGAGCTGGACGAGCTGGACATGATGCCATTCGGCCCGAGCAGGCCCATGTAGGCATCGAACAGCTTCTGCTCCTGCTCGTTCCCGATGTCCTGGATGCCCTGGGCGCGCGACGTGCCCGCAGTCGGGGAAAAGCCCCCGTTGCTGTTCGGCGCATAGCCCTGGCTGGCGTAGAGGTCGTTGGTGCTCGCAGCCGTGCGCTGGCGTGCCGCTAGGGCCGCAGCCTCGCGCGCCTTGGCGTCAGCGACCGACTGTTGCTGAACCTGGGTTGCATAATCCATGCCAGTTGCCATCGTCGTGTCCTTCTTGTCCTAAAGTATGGACGATTTCGGGTCTAAATGTCCACTTTCACTCGACTTAGAACTCGATTGCCGAAATCGAGATGTTCGTCGCCGCAGCGGTGCCCGCCACAATCGCGGCCAGGGTGATGTCAATCCAGTAAGCCGTGCCAGGGGTCAGGCCGGTGACCACGGCATTGCACGAGAACGGCTGCACCGTGTTCGCGGTCGTCGACTCGTTCACCGAGGAGATGGTGGTGCCGACTGCGTTGCCCGTCAGGGCTCCGGCGTTCGCGGGTGCGCTACCCGTGCCGTAGCGAATCTGCGCCTTGGCTCCGTTGCCAATCGACGTGCCCGAGTTCTGTAGGTTGCCCGAGATGATAAACAGGACGCGCCCGCTGGTCGCTGGCGTAATCGTGCCCGCGAGCCCCATCATCAGGCCGGTGGTGTTCGTGGTGCCGGTCGGGTTCGTCGGGGTGGCCTGATAGTTCGCGCTGCCACCCAGGAACACGGCTGCAAGCCCCGCATCATCGACGGTGGCGAGCTGCTTGCTGGCGTTGATGAAGAGAATGGTCTTCCCCGCCGCTGGAGTGGCAGGGGTCGCACCGTTGGTCAGAAGCAGTTGTGAAGCAGCCATAGTTACAGACTCCCGAGTGTGATGGCGATGACGTTGATGTTCGGGGTCGTCGTCGCTTTGTTTGCGGCAATGTAGCTCACGAGCAGCTCGTCTCCCGGTTCACCGAAGTAGGCAATCTTGTAGCACTCCGCGCGCCCCGTCGTGGTGCTGGCCGAGTTGGTGCAGGTGTAGGTCTTCGTCGGCACGGCTCCGCTTCGCAGTGACACGGTGAGGACCGCATCGCATTCGAAGACGCCCGCGTAAAGCCGCAGCACGCGTTGCGCGCGGTCGGCGGGCACCCGGAATGCGTAGCCGTAGCCGTTCGCGTTCTGCGTGATGAGGACGCCGGTCGTATTCGATGACAGCGTCGAGCCGTTCGACGTATCATCCGCTGCCGCCGCCGACGAGAGCAACCCACTAGAGAACGTCGACAGGGTCGCACCTCCGTTGAGCAGCCAGCGGAAGCTCTTGAGAATCCAGCCGCCGATGCCCTTCGCGTGCGCGGGTGCCGCGTCAACCGGGTTCGTCGTCACCAGCGGATAGAACCAGTCAATCGTGCCCTCGGTGACGAGGTTCAGCGGCTGCGAGCCAATCGCCAGCACGTTCTCTGGGCTGATGACAATCTTGCCGCACCGCTCGCGTGTCGAGGACAGGATTTCGAGAATGGAGCCGCTGCCAATCTCGTAGGAGATGCCCGCGCCAATCTCCATGAAGACGGGCACGATGGTGCTGGTCCCGGCCACCAACGTCGCGTTCGACGCGATGACCTGATTGGACGCAGCGGTGCTGCCGACAATCTTCACCCAGGCCGAGCCGTCCCACACGTAGGTGTCGGGCTCGCTGTCAGTGACGAACCAGATGTAGAGCACCTTGCTCGATGCAGCCGGTGCGGGCGTGAACGCGATGCGCGCGGCGTTCGTCCCATACTGGATGATTTTGTTAAGAGAGGTATCACTCATGGTGTATACGTCACGTAGATGAAGCTCCCGAACCCGTCATCGAGGGGCGCGGGAGTTGGGGTTGCGCCATCGCTAGCGACGACATAGTCAGCCGTCGCCCCGCCTGTCAGCGCAATCGTGATGCCGTGCGCTGAGTTCGTAATCGTGATGCCCGTGCCTGCGGTCAGGTTCGCCAGGGCCAACGAGTGGTCGCTGGTCGCCCCAATCAGCAGTTGTCCGTCGAGCGCACCCGACGCGTCGATGCCGGTGCCGCCCCGTGCCGGGGACAGCGTCCCGACCCACCCGAGGACCAGCTCCACAGCCTGCAGGAGCGCATGGTCCGAATCCCCGACCAGCGTCAGCGTGACGTTGGTATCATCCTGCTCGGTGAGCGCCGCCGACTGCACAACGACGTTCCGCTGCACCTTGAACAGCGTCTGCAGCATGTCGTCGAGGTCGACGACCTGCTTGGGCGTGAGCGGCCACGACAGCTTGTGCTGTTGCGGGCGGTTTGCCATTACCGGCGCCCCACCGTGTGGACGTTGTCCAGCTCGAAGCCTTCAATCGCCACGTCGACGCCTACTTCAGCGTTCGCGTATTCGAGGAGCATCCATTTGCCGGTGCCGAGCCGCCCCTTGCGGTCGCGCGCCTTCGTCAGGTCGAACGTCTGCGTGAGCAGGTTCGCGGTGCCCAGGTCACCGACGCGCGAGCGCACCGTCAGCGTGCCCGACGCCATTGGCTTGTAGAGCATCGACAGCTTGCCGAAATACTTCTCCTGGTCAGGATACGCGGCATCGTGCGCCTGCGAGATGACCTCGAAGTCGATAGCGGTCGCCGCGCCATCGGTGCGCGTGTCCTGCTCCTGGAACACGAAGCCCGAGCCCGAGCCCAGGACCGGGGGCAGGTTCGAGCCCGTGATGGTCGGTGCCAGCGAGAACACCGACGTCGGCGCGAACGCGTCCGTCTTGTGCGGCCCCCACCACGTCCCGGTCTTGAGGTCGTATTCAATCCAGCGGTCGATGACGTTCGAGCCCGCCGCTGCCAGGAACAGGCGATACTTCAGCCGGATGGGGTCCACGTAGGCGAACGCCGACGAGAACAGCTCTCGGTTGAACGTGTCGTCCTTCGTGAACCAGCTCCGCACCTTGTCGTCGGTGATGGAGTGGAGCCCCGTGTCATTCCAAATGTAGACCCCGTCATACCAGAGCCAGAACACCGTGTCGCGGTAGATGGCGACCGAGCCCTGGTCGAGGATGCCGAGGTTCTCACTGAGGCGCACCGTATCGAAGTCGATGGTGCCGTCGACGTTCTGTGTGCCGGTGCCGGTAATCTGCCAAATCTGCTCGCGGCGCGCACACCCGAGCGCGTCCCGGCGCGCCGCCAGTGCGGTGATGCCGACCGAGTCCGAGCCGAGTGCGCCGATGGGAATCGAGTTCGACGCGGGCCACGCATAGCGCACGCCCGCCTCGGAGTAGAGCACGTAGTCGTGCTGGTCGCCGGGAACGCCAAACAGCCGTCCTCGGAAGTCTGCGATGTGCGTCAGGTAGGGTGGCGTGCCGAGCACGGGCGCCGCGACGAGCGACAGCTCCGCGTCGGAGAGGTCATCGGCCACCGATGTGATGACGTTGCCGTCGAGGTCAATCCACTCGAACAGGACCGCGCCATCGGACGTCGGTCGATAGAGCCGCCGCCCCGTGATGTTGTCCGGCGACAGGTCCAGGTTCGACGCCTGGAGAAACTTGTTCGTAATCGTCACCGACGACGAAGCAGGCGAGTAGCCCGACTCCGCAATGATGTTGCCGAAGTCATCGGTGACGATGAACGTGTAACGGACGCCGTTATACGTGCCTGACAACGTGCCCCCGTTGACGGCTGCGAGAACCGGCGCGAGCCGTGGAGGCAAGGGTGCCAGGGTGCGAACAATGCCGTTGCCGTCGATGGTCAGCGGCTGACTGGGTGTGTTGACCAGGACGACGATGTCGGTGAACGTGTGAAAGCGCGGCGTCTTCAGCGTCGACAACGTCACCCCAGGCGGCAACGTCAGCGGCGCGGACACACTCCCGTCCTCGTTGATGAACTGGAGGTTCGCGCCAGCCTGGATGAGTGTGAATGCCATTATTGCACCAGCCCCACGGTCGGGATGGGCGCCCGCTGCGCGCCGACGAGTTCAGCGGTGAGGTCGAGCCACGTCACGCCATCGTCCGACGTGGTGATGAGCGCCGCTGCCTGGGTCGTCGAGCCGCCATACGCAAAGACCTGCTTGACAGCCTTGAACAGCAGAATGAAGGGGCGCAGCGTGCCCGATGCTCCATTATAGACCGTCGACCATGCCGTCCCGTTGAACTGGTAGATTTTGGCGATATTCGTCGCGTCCGCGTTGAAGTAGGACGCGTAGATGAAGCCGTTGTCGACCAGCATCGAGGGGAAGCGGTTGTTGACCGCTGCCGCGCCGCCCGTGGCCGTCAACGAGGTCGTCCAGGTGCCCGACGAATCGCGTTTGTAAACGTGCGCGAAGTTCCCGACCGTGTTGTCGGTGCCGACGTAGAGTTCGCCCTGGTAGCTGACCATCGAGACCGCGCCACCCGCCGCCAGGACGTGGTCCGTCGTCCAGGCTGTGTCGAGCCCTGGGCGAATGTAGTAGATGGTCCCGGCGCTGCCGTCGCCCTTGTTCGTCCCGACCCACAGGCGCCCCATGTGCCACACCATCGCGTAGGGCACCTCGCCCGCCGAGAAGCCGGTCGACAACTGCGCCAGCTCGGTCGTCAGCGGATTGAAGGTGAACACGCGACCGGCGAAGTTGGCCGAGGTCGTGCCGCTGTCGAACGACGTCAAGTAGACGATGCCCGCATTCAGCAGCATCGAGACGATGGCTTGCGAGATGGTCGCACCCGAGTTCGGGATGTTGCCGACGAGCCGGTCGGTCACGCCATCGAACAACCGAATCGGCGGCTGGTCCGTGCTGACCACGTAGTCGTTGCCGGGGTAGATAATGTGGTTGTGGAACGTCACCGACGCTCCCGGCGACCCACCGAACTTCGCAGAGAACGCCGACAGCTTGTCCCAGTCGCGTGGTGGGCGCGGACGTCCGTTGAACGTCGTCACCTGCACGTTCCCGGCGAACGCCTCGTCGCTGTAATACCAGCCGCGCACCACGTCAGGGATGAATGGTCCCGGCGCCGCTTGCTCGGTCGGCGCGGTCGCCACGTCGACCACCTGTCCCGACCAGCCGCCAGGGTTGATAGCTCCGGCGATGACGAAGACGTGGTAGACGACTGCGTTCGTGTTCAGGTTCGAGGCGACGGTAATCTGGTTGAGGTCGCCCCCGGTAATGCCGGTCGTGATGATAGTGCCCGCAATGCCCGCACTGTTCGTGCCGGTGAAGCCGGGGTCGCGGTAGACGCACCCGCCCGAAGTCTCGGGGAAGATGAAGGCCAGCAAGGGCGAACGCCCACCGAGCGCGACCGCGATGTTGCGCGCACCCGTGCCGTCACCCGTGTAGGTGAGGATGTCGACCGAGCCGCTGTCCCCGTTCTGGTCGGTGTCTCGCCAGCACGAGAACTGTGAGCCCACCCCCGTGCGCTGCACGCTGGAGTCGACGTTCAGCGAGCCAACGCCACAGGTGAACTTGTTCGTCGTCGTGTTGCCGGTGATGGTCGAGGCGACTAGCGCAGCCATCGCACTGTCCGCATACCACTGCTGGTTCACACCCGTGTCTGGGGCTTCGCGTCCACCGAACGCCGCACCGATGGAGAACAGCGGGTCCGCGAGCAGACACAAGTTCTGCGCGGTGCCCGCCGACTGCGAGAAGCCCGCCATCTCAGCGTTACACATGAAGCGCATCGCGGTATCCGAGACCGCGACATACTGATACGTGAGCCCGTTGCCGTTGAGCACGGTATCCGTGCCGGACAACTTCATCGTCGTCGGGGAGAGCCCCGAGACATTCACGCCTTCGAGCAACGAGCCATTCGCGGAGTCGATTGCCATCGGACTCACGCGCGTTGACCACCACAGGCGCGTCGGCGCCGAGGCGGCAACCTTGCGGATGAAAATCCAATGCACCGGCTGGACGAAGGAAATCTCCTGGCCCGCCCCAGTGCCGGTGTATTGTCCGCTGTAGACCACGAACGGGGCGGGCGGCGGGGCAACAGCCAACGACGCCTGCGACTTCGGGTAGGGCGAGTTGTGGACCTGCGGGTTCGGGCGCGGCGTATCGACGGACGCAGGCAAGTCCTCGCGTCCCCAGTAGCCGAGACACTCTACCTGCACCGACAGGAGGGCCATCTTGATGGTGCCGCCAATCGTGCCAGGGTTGAGAATCAAGTCGAGCTGGTCGAGCGGGGTCGGCTGCGTCAGTCCGGCTGGCAGACCCTGCATGAGGATGGTCGAGACGAACCCGGCGCCGGAGTTGATAAGGGTGACCGTGCTCAGCGCCTCGGTCTCCACGACGCCAGCAACAGTCGCCTGTGAACCGAGCTGCGCGGTCGCGGATGTGTTCGCGGAGTTCTGATAAGCCGCGATGCACCACGCTGCAACCCCAAGCCGCTGGTCAGGAATCGCCTGTAGCAGGTCCGTCGTGATGGCGAGCCGTGACGCCGAGGTTGCCGTCGACATGAACGAGGTCAGCGTGTCGCCGGGAACCACGAAGTCGTTCAGGAGGTTCTCATACTTCCCGGTCCAGTTGACGCTGGTATCGGCACGCAGGCCACTCGCGCGCACCTGGAAGACGTGCGAGCCATAGAGCCAGTCGGGCGAGTTCTCCAGGAACCCCCCGTCGATGATGTTCCCCGAGAAGAAGTTGATGGGGTTCAACCCACGGCAAATCCAATCGTCGATGTCGTAGTCGAGCGTCGAGTCCGTCGTGGCGATGAGCGTCGAGTTGGTGATGAGGTCGCCCCCAATCGCAGCCGTCGACAGCACGAGGCCCGCGCCTCCACCGATGGGATACTCCGCATTCGGCCCCGTGAAGGCACCCGTGCCGTCCACCGATGGGCCTTCGCCACGAATCGAGACAATGGCGAGCCCCGACCGACTATCCGCCGCTGCCTCTCCGAACTTGAAGCAGATGTCGATGCGATACCAGCCGTTGGCCGTCAGACTCAGCGACGACGTGCCCTTCACCGTCGCCGCACCCTCGATGACCTGGATGGTGCCCGAGGTCGTGATAGCGAGACTCAGGTTGCGCGTGCTCGACTGCGAGTTCGTCGCAGTCCAGATTTTCGTCGCCGCAGTCGGGTTGTGGTTGACGCGGAGGTAGAACGTCTCCCAGGCGAAGTTCGGGTCGGGCGTGATGCCGAGACTGGCATACGTCATCGTGACCGTGCCAGGGGTCGTGCGGCGATACGCGAAGCCCTTGCCGCCCGTCATGCGCGAGGCCGACCAGTTGTAGCCTCGGTCGGACGTCGAGTCGCCCCCGAGCCCGATATTGCACCCAGACTCGAAGCCGACAATCCACCGACGCGCGATGAGCGGATAGGGGGTCGGGAACGTCGTCACCGGGGCGCTGAACGAGAAGTAGCCCTTCCACGCGATGGTGCCGGACGCGTTCCCGGTCAATGGGTAGAGAATGCCGTCGCCATCGACCGTGTAGTCGGCAGGCCACGTCGCACTGAGCGCCGACGTGGCGAGAATCGACGATGCGGAGTGTCCACCGACGAGGTCGATGCGCGGAGGAGCCAACGGCACGGTGCCGGTCTCGTCAATCGGCGCCGAATACGCAATCGCCGCTGCATCCGGCGACAAATCAACCCCACTCGGGTTCGCTGCCGCCAGATTGGTCGCCGCGACTGGGTCGTCGAGCACAATCAGGTAATTTCGGTAGATAGTCGCCATTACGAGAGGACTCCCTTGCCGAGGTAGATGGTCGGGTTCCCGGCGAGCGTCGTATTCGCCAGGGGCACCGGAATCCCACCGAGAATCGCCCCTGCAGCGACGTTGGTGGTGTATTCGACGAGCCCAGGCCGCTTCCGCACAGCTCCACGCTCCCCGAGCGGGTCGGGAATGCCGTTTTGCGTCTGGGTGAAGGTCGTTGCGGGGGAACCCACGGGCATCGTGTCAATCACGACGCCATACGTGTCCATCCCTCGGACAACGAACGGTCCTGCCGGGTTCGCCACGTTACCCTCCGATGAACAGTTCGTAGGACGTAAGCGCGACACTCCCCGTGAGGTGCAGAGCGGAGATGCCGTAGGTCGCAGCCGTCGTCGGCGCCCAGAACGAGATGACGTGCCCAGGTCCGAGCACAATCACGGTCGCAATCGAGCCCGTCGTCGGCGTCCACTTCACGGTGAGGGTTGCCGTCGCGTGCGTATTGCGAATCCAGACGTGCCGCGCAATCGACACGATGAGATTGATAGTCGTCTCACTCGTATCGGGCAGCGATGCCGCCCGCAGCTCGCCCAACGTCGGGGTCGCGTCGGTGAAGGCGATGTTTCGGCTGGCGAGCAGGTAGTTCTGTGCGTCGAACTGCTCAATCAGCGTCGTCAGTCGGTTCGTTGCCATGTTAGCTCCCCTGAATCGACTGAATGATGGTCTGCAGGCGCCGACGCGCCGAGTCAATCGGGCTCTCGGGCAGGTTGATGTCGTGTGCCGGTGGTCGCCCACTCATCGCCGGGATGATTTCAGACGGCAGCGAGTTCGGATTCTTCGCCAGCAGCTCCTGCGCCTGCGGGTCGAGCGGTTTCGGGGCGCTCGGGTTCGTGGGTCCGGCCCCGATGAGTCCTTTGATGGCGTCAATGATGCTATTCGGCATGATAGTGTCCCTTTACCAAAGGCTCCCGAAGCCCTGGAACAAGTCTTCCACGATTTCCGGCTCCTGCTCCTCGCGCGGCGTGAGTCGGGTGAGAATGAGCTGCTTTTCCGTCGCGTAGACCGACAGCCAGCCTGGGTCCGGCTGGTGTTCGTCGGTTTCCTTGGCGCGCGCGTAGGCGATTGTCCACGCCTTGAGCGCATTGTCGGACCCACCGGGCACCGGGTTCTTCGAATCGAACTTCAGCGGCGCCAGC